CGCTGACGTGAATGCCAGGGACGAGGACGGCAATACCGCCTTGATAGAGGCCAGCAGCCGCTGGGGCAATGCGGCCATCGTCAATGTGCTCCTCTCTGCAGGCGCATACATGAATGCGAAGGACAAGGACGGCAAGACCGCCTTGATGAAGGCCTCGTACTGGGGCCATATGGACATCGTCAAGCTGCTCATCGCGGCAGGTGCCGACGTGAACGCGAAGAGCGAGAACGGCTATACCGCCTTGATAGAGGCCGCGTACTGGGGCCATACGAAAATTGCAGAGATACTTAGAAAGGCAGGTGCAAAATGAACGACATAATCGAAATCCTGGCGGACGTGTTTGCGAATCTCCCTGAAATACAAGAGAAGAGGCAGGAGATACCAGCGCGAATCGCCAAGCTTGCGCATCCTATCGAGTCAAAAGAGGACGTCAACGAAGTTATGAGGCTCCATCTTGAAATCACTGCCGATATGGCAGCTCTTTCCGCAGGATTTAATGCCAGACTTGACGCGCTTAAAGAACAATATCAACGGCAATTGTCAAAGCTTGAGGGGGCAAAAAAGACGTGGGAGTATTTCGTCAAGCCGCATCTGGCAGCATATGCAGCGGCTCAGATTTCAGGCAAGAAATCGCGGTACGTCGATACTGACTTTGGCCGCATAGGATTCCGAAAGGGCAAAGAAAGTCTTGAAGTAACCAATGAGGAAATAGCGCTTGCCTATTGCGAGAAGCACGGCCTGCCTATCAGAGTAAAAAAAGAACTCGACAAGAAGGCGCTCGCTGCGCACCACAAGGCAACAGGAGAAATTCCCGATGGCATAGAGTACAAAGAAGGGGAGGACAACTTCTATTATGAATAGCAGCAAAATAGAATACCATTCAATACGGTGCGGGTGGTGCGGAATCGAGATTGTCGTAAACATTCACGATAGGACAAAATATTGCTCGCGTTTCTGCTCTGCAAAGGCAAACGCAAAAAAAAGACGTGACAACAAAGAAAAGAAAAAGGAGACAGCATGTTAACGAAAGAACAAGTTGAAATTCTCGCGCGTGAATTTGACCCAAAAGACCTTGAAATAAGAGTTGGTTCTAAGCTCAAAAAGGAAGCTGGCTACGTACTGCTTACCTACGTTACGAAAGAGGCAGTCGAACGGCGATTGAATGAGGTAGATTTGAATTGGATGTATTCACAGGGGCAGGCATATATTCTGAACGGGAAAATTTGCATTGACGCGCAGCTTTCCATCCTTGGTGTAGTGCGGGCGGCCTCAGCCTGCCCGTTGAAGGATGACGCGGAAAGCGAGAATGCCGCGTATCGAGATGATATCATGGACGTTTCGGCCCGCGCGTTCAAGCGGGCGGCGGCAATGTTCGGGGTTGGCTCATACCTCTATGCATCGGAAAACCTCATCATTAAACCTGCTTACTGCTCATCGTCGGAATATACGGCAATTGAAAAGGGATGGAAAACATACGAAGAAGTAATGCGCATTCTTGGGCGGCATGTGACTCCCTCAGTCACTAATTCAGGCTCTCCAATTAATCCCCCCAAACCCCTTGATTCTCCACCGCCTGCCGCCCAAGAATCTTTTACAGAAATTGACGCGCCTTTTTCGTCGCCGCATGAAGGCCCGGTGCTTGTGTATCAGGGGCCTATTCCACCAACCCGGGATGATATGGTGATGCTTGCAACTGTCTGGCTGTCACGCCTATTCGGTTCGCCGACATCGCTTAATGCTAACTCGCTTGTCTCGCTTTGCTGTGAATTCACGGGGAAAGAGGGCAAGAAAGTGTCGGTTGGATATTCAGCATTGATGGAACCAAAACGGGAAAAATGGCTGGAATCAAGCTTCGCGAACATAGCCTATTCGTGCCTTGAAAAGTTTATCAAATCTGGCACTCCAATCGCTGATATACCATACAAAAACTTTTTCGCCGACGGTCTTGATTTTCGCAGAATTGACAAAGACAAGTTTGACCAAGATGAAGCGAAAGAAATAATCGCAAAATACAGAAACGAAATCGATGCAGACAAGCTTCCATTTTAGAAAGGCGGGTGCAAAATGAAAGAGCAAGACAAGAAGCTCCTCAGCGCAGCATATTTTGGCAACCTCGCAGACATCAAGGAGGCACTCGCGGCAGGTGCCGACGTGAACGCGAAGAACGATTACGGCAAGACCGCCTTGATAGAGGCCGCGTACTGGGGCCATACGGCCATCGCAGAGCTGCTCCTCTCTGCAGGTGCCGACGTGAATGCGAAGAGCGAGACCGGCAATACCGCCTTGATGGTGACCACGTGCTGGGGCCATACGGCCATCGCAGAGCTGCTCCTCTCTGCAGGTGCAGACGTGAATGCGAGGGACGAGGACGGCTATACCGCCTTGATGGAGGCCTCACGCTGTGGCCATACGGACATCGCCAAGGTGCTGAGAAAGGCGGGTGCGAAATGACAATCGAAAGTAACGCGGGCGAGTCGCTTCTTTTCCAGTTGCCATTTCCTCCGCGCGAAGAATTGTATATCCTGTTCGCGTATGACCGCTATAACTGCTGGAAGCTCGCGCCGGGTAAAAAGTGGGCGAATGCATTCTCTTCTCGCGAGGCCGCCGAAAGAGAAGCGGAGCGCGTATATGCCAACGGCTACTATAAGTTCGTCGAGATTGTACGTATACCAGAAAGGGAGCAAAGATAATGCAGCCATATGAAAAGCTTATCATGGAGGCGCTGGAGGGCGACACGCCGCGCAAGAAGTATGAGGCGCTGATGGCGCTGATGGCAATAATGAAGCAACAGGACGACGAGATTAACTATCTCGATCGCGAACTGAAAGTGTATTACGATGCACTCGATTCCGCAGTCAGGCAGTTGCGCGAGCGTGACGGGTTCGCATTTGATGAAGAGGTCGAAGCCACGATGGCGCTTGACTTTGCCGGGGAGGCGAGGGGGACGGTGGTCGAGATTGTCACGGGAGAACCGCATGGGCAAAACTAAATTGGACGTGGTCAAAATAAACGCACGTGACGGCGAGACATTAGAGTTAATGTTGAAAGAGCAAGACAAGAATCTCATCGCCGCGGCACATTGGGACGACCTCGCGGGTGTCAAGGAGGCGCTTGCCGCGGGTGCCGACGTGAATGCGAAGGACAAGTGCGGCAAGACCGCCTTGATAGAGGCCAGCAGCCGCTGGGGCCATACGGAAATCGTCAAGGCGCTCCTCGCCGCCGGTGCGGACGTGAACGCGAAGGACGAGTGCGGCGATACCGCCTTGATATGGGCCTCGTACTTGGGCTACACAGAAACCGCCAGGCTACTTAGAAACGCAAATAACCCGCGATAAGGCAGTTAACAAAGGAGGTTAACATGACAGAAAACGAAATAGACCTTTGGCTCAAGGGGATTGCACCAGAGAACGCGCTTGGCAGATCGCTAGAGTTATTCGTTGGGGCCGGGGGGCTAGCTCTGGGTGTATCCCGAGCGGGATTTCAGCACGTCGCGGTACTCGATTGGAACGGGAACGCATGCAGAACACTTCGTCGCAACAAGGCGGAAAACGTGGAGCATGTCCGGCATTGGGAGATTATCGAAGGAGACGTGTGCCAGCACGAATTCAAGCAGTACGAGGGGCAAGTCGAGGTAGTCTTCGGAGGACCGCCTTGCCAACCATTCTCTATCGGTGGCAAGCATCGGGGGCATGCCGACCATCGCAACATGTTTCCCGAGGCCGTTCGGGCAATCCGTGACATACGACCCAAGGCGTTTGTCCTTGAGAACGTGAAGGGGCTGCTGCGAACGAGCTTTGCCAATTACTACAGTTACATCATCCATCAACTCCGCTTTCCTGACGTGCCGCAGCGGAACGGCGAGGAATGGCCCCACCACTTGTCTCGCCTTGAGAAAATCTACACGAGCGGAAAGCACTCTGGGCTTCGCTACAACGTTGTCTACGAGTGCCGAAACGCCGCCGACTTCGGTGTCCCGCAGAGGCGCGAACGAGTATTCGTCGTTGGGATCAGGTCGGACCTTGGCGTTGAGTTCAGCTTCCCCCAGGGCAAGCACACGCAAGACGCGCTTCTTTCTGATCAGTGGGTTACTGGTACATACTGGGACCGTCATCGATTGGCCAAGTCGAAGCGACCAGAACCGTCGGCTAGATTGAGGCACCGCATTGAACAAGTGACAGCGTCAGGCAATGGGGGGCACGGTCTGCCTTGGCGGACCGTGCGAGACGCCATCTCCGACTTGCCTAGGATCGGTCTGGGGCAAACCTCCTCCAAGATTCCGAATCACTTTCTGAACCCAGGCGCGCGAAGCTATGCGGGACACGACGGCTGCGCGTGGGACGAGCCTGCCAAGACGCTAAAGGCTGGCGATCACGGAGTGCCCGGAGGCGAGAACATGCTTCGACTTGAGGATGACTCGGTCAGGTACTTCTCGGTTCGCGAGTGCGCTCGGCTTCAGACATTCCCTGATGAATGGATATTCGAAGGGTCCTGGACCGAGGCCATGCGGCAACTCGGCAATGCGGTTCCGGTTGATCTGTCGGCGGGCATTGCTTCGGAGCTTTGGCGGACCTTGCGCTCGGGTGGACGGAAGCAATCGAAGGGCACGGTCGAGCAAGCGAATAAACGTGAGGAGATACACTAATGCCCGAATGCGAAAGAATCTGTAATGACTGCAATCACTGGCTCCATACACCATCCGGTGGCATCAAGAGCGGATTGTGCCGCCGCTATCCACCATGCTTTATATCGTGGGATGATTCCACCCATACGCCAGACGGCAATATTAGAATAACGAATCAGATAGCATATGAACAGCCAACTACACGTCATTTCGATACATGCGGGGAGTGGTCCAATGCCTTATAAAATAACGTTCTACTGCGGAGCGGAATTGGTCGTAGAGACTTCGCCGCGCCAGCAGAAAAAGTATCGGGGGATGCGCAAAACGACGGCGCGGAATGGACTTCTGCGCGTTGTCGTCTGGTCGTATCTGCCTGGAGCAGGCCCATATAAGCCCGGCATGTCCGTGAAACTACCAAACGAAGAGAAGGCCGATTGTCACCGGTGCCAGGGGTTTCGGAGAAAGTCGGGTCGTGTTGCCTACCAATGTTTTCCTGTTGATTACGAGGCCGAGAACAAGCCGGGCGGAAAATATGACGGCAAGCAGTTCCCGGAATTTTGCGAAAGGGTAATAGCTTGCTTTCCGAAGACCGTGGTCAAATTGCCTTCCGCGACGCCTCTTGTCGCGCCCGCGGCGGGTGATGTCGCGGGGCGTGTTAACCAGGACAACGAACTTATCGCGGGAATGGAGTGAAGGATGAAAAGATTCACGGAAACGGCGAAGTGGAATAGCTCATGGTTCCGAAAACTTTCCCCTGAATTTAAGTGTTTCTGGCAGTATATTTGTGATACTTGTGATGCTGCCGGTGTATGGGATGTTGACATTGCGCTCGCCGAATTTGTCATCGGCTGCCACCTCGACGGCGCGCTCGACGCATTCAACAGCTCTCCCGCCGAACAGAGGATTTTCGTTTTCGACGGCGGGACGAAATGGCTCATCACCAAGTTCATCAGATTCCAATACGGCAGCCTTTCCAACGATTGCAAGCCGCACAAAAAGGTTATTAAGTTGATTGAAAAACACGGTGTTGAAGCGATAATATACCAAAAAAAACAAAGGGTATCCATACCCTATACAAAAAAAGCGAAAATGGTGCCCCCTTCTTCCCCCCCTTATATATCCCCCTCTTCATCCCCGGGATTCCCTTCTAACTCTAATAAGTCTCTAAACAACTATCTTAGTACTAACTACAAGGGGGCGAGGGGAACGGAGAAAGTTTTCAAAAAATTTGCGGAGGGCAAAGAGGTGGGGAGAAGGGAAATAGCTACAAAAATCCGTGAGCGTGTACCCAAGACCGACATGGAGCGGCGCGAGTTCTGCGACAGTCTTGGACTTGACGGAGACCTCCGGGAAAGGACCTGGGCCATCCTCTGCATCTTGGCAAGACGGCGGACGGACATCAAGAATCCCGGGGGCTACATGTACCGGGAGCTTGGCGCGGTTCATCAGCCATCGGACTGGGCCATAGCGCAAGCAAAGCGGGAAATGGCCGAGAAGCCGCTGTTTTCTTGCCCATCGGCGGTTACAGGGGCCGCCACAATCCAGGCGAAAAAGGCCAAGGCTCGCGAAAATCTACGGCGTCGGGCAAAGAAATCAGAGGCACGATAACCATGAAAAAGTCAGCACTGTACGGCATTTTATTCATAGTCATCACAACCTGGATATTCTGGTTCGGATGGCTCATGCGCGGCTGCGAAAACTTTCGGATACCGGTCGATTGCCATGAAACAAACAACTAAGTTGTATAATAAAAACCAGCGGATGGCAAGTTTTGGGTTCAACCTATGCGCCGGAAGGGCCGCCAAACCCAATAGGATTTCCGCGGCTGCGTTCTTTTTTGAAATAGGCAGGTTGGGGCGGCAAAACAAAAACTTTGCGCTACAACGCATTGTAATCGATTTTAGAAAGGAGGGGGTAATGATGGCAAGGGTGAGTTGGAACAAGGCTTTTTATGGGGTTACTGTGCATTTCTCAGGTTTATGTGCAAAAAATGACGGGATTGTCGAGGATTTATCAGTTGATTTATCGATGGCTTATGATGTTCCGTATGAGTTTGTCGAAAGTTTATTTGTGTATTTGCATTCAAATGAGGTGGATATGGACGCCGTCTGGGAGGCGGAGTCAAAAAGGAGGATACCGGATGAAGAATGAAGCTCTTGCAGTACAATGTTGTGTGTGCAGAAAGATGCGAATAGGCGGGAAGTGGGAAAAGATTGAGCCATTCGAAGGCGAACCGGTTTCCCATACCTATTGCCCTGGTTGCCATGCAGAATTTCTAAAAGAAATAGAAAGGAGCAATCGCCATGCTGAAAACGATTGAGATTTTCGCCGTGTCGGTGGTGCTTATATACGGCATCATGCTTGTTACTTTCTTGTACAACGACCTCCAAAAGCAAGCGGCCATCCATGAAATCCAAAGGGAGTCCGTTGTCGGCGGTTATGGAGAGTATTACATGGACGCCGACGGAAACATGAAGTTCCGGTGGAAGGAAATGGAGGACGGCATTGGCAAAAAAAAGTAAGGCCTCAAGGCAGCGCGGCAGGAATACAGCTCCGCTCGATACCATCCTGAAGGCCAAGGAATATCAGGTTCCGCCGCCGGTCAAGGAATGGAAGTTCGCCAAGGAAATTGGGAGACGATGGGCGTTTGACTTTGCCTGGCCAGACGTAAAGCTTGCCGTTGAAATCGAGGGCGGCGTCTGGATTGGAGGCCGCCACACAAGCGGCGCAGGATTTACCAAGGACATGGAAAAGTACAACGCCGCCGCGCTCATGGGGTGGACTCTCCTGCGCTATACCCCGACGGCAATCAAGTACGATGAGATTTCCGCTGCTTATAAGATAAAACAAGGCGGCAGGAATGCCGCGCTGAAATAGCACTCCCCCCGGTACGTTTCCAGGGGGAGCCAGCTACAAGGCGCGCCCTTGTATTTTGCAGGAAGGTATCCACCTGATAAGGCGTATTGTCCCTATCCCCGCGCCATTATTATACCACATTCTCCCGAATTGTCAACAGGAAAATTATTTATTTGCGTCCTCATGGGCTATGCCGAGGATGACCGCGCAGACCGCGAGCATAGCGGTCACGACTTCCTCCGTCGGAATATTGATTCCGAACTTCTCATTGAGAACAGGAAGGGCTATCCCGCAGACCATGAGCCAGAACTTCCTCGAAACCAAAAGGCTTACAACTCCACTCATATCAAACCTCCTTTTTCTTAAAAACCATCGCCAGAAACGCGCCAAGGGCAGTAAGGGCCGCGCCTCCGGCAATGAGGTAGCCATTGCCCGTAGCGCCGCCGACCACCGTAGCAACATCGCCAGCCTGCGCCACGCCGGTCGCAATATCACTGCCATGCTGGCACCCCATAACCACCATCGGGAACACAATCACCAAAAACTTCTTCATCGCTTGCTCCTTTCTTTCTGCAGCTCGACTTCTTTCTGAGCGGATAAGTTTTCTGCAATAATCATGGCCAATGCTTTTCTGACTCCTGTCGGCAAGGCAGGATTTTTCACTTCCATCATTGCCCGTTCCCTTCCAACCCGTTTGAATATCCTCGATGCAGCGAGGGAATCTTCTTTTCTGAGACTTGCTTTAATCCTATTCACCGCAGAATTGAGCGCCCTGCCAGGGCTGTATCCTGCCTCAGAACAAAACCGCATCATGGTGATAAGTTCCTCTCGGGTGCCGTTCTGTATGATGTTCGCAAGATTATCGATAACCTGGTTTTTCGTCATGCCCTTCTTAATCGGGAGGACAAGAGATATAAGGTCATTATGCCTTGTAGAAGACTCGAAACTTATTGGAACAAGTGCAGCCGTAATTGCAAACTTGAGTCTTGTTCCAAGGCTTTCAAGGAAAGTTTTATTTTGAATGTCCCGCAGCTCCGGCTCTTCATAGCCGCCGAGGGTTTTCCCTGTGAAAAAGGCGGAAGCCATTTGGAGAAGGATGCTTGCCTTGGAGCCTAATTTTCTGGAAAAGTTTTCTATGAACTCGGGCAATTCGCGGAACTGCTTTCCCCACATAAGATGAGTCGGTTGCCCATTCTCGTCTGAGTAGAGATAGGGATACCAGCTATACTCGTCAGGGTTTTCCCAGAGGTATCGGCCTTCTCCATAATCTCTTCTTGTGTTGTAATAGTTTATCATGTTACCAAGGGTGTAGAAAATAACACCAGCTTTTACCCAAAATCTTGTGGCGAGATATGAACGCACTCGCTTTGAATGTACCGCTCCAAGACCGGTTACACCAAGCGCCTGTCTCATTGTGCTTGCAACCCAGTCGGCTGAAAGGAATGTCCAGCCGAGAAATTGCCGCCATTTTGGATTGAGCATGAGGGTCTCGAAATTCTGGCCTCCAAAACTATCGTTCGTCCACTGCCCGACTTCCCGCTTCAACTGGTCAGCAGTTAAACCCCTCATCCCAAGCAATCTTCCAAACCAGCCGTTTGACTCCTTAAGTTTAAGAAGGTGCGTCGCTTGCGATTCGTAAGAAAACAGCTTAAAATTCGTATGGAGGTATTTCCACAAGACAAAATCCCAGGAGTCTTTTGTTTTTTCCAGCCCCTTTGGCGCTAATGCAACAACCTTTCCAGGCATACCGAGCTTTTCAAAACTGTTTGAAACGAATCGCAGCAATTGATTCAATGACCTAATCTGATATTCCTGAATCTCGCCAAGCTGAACGTTGTGCTCTACGGCATCGCGTCCGATGCCACTCTCATATATCTCATGTTTCCCGTTCACGACAGCATCCCAAAGTTTCACCGGATTAAGGAGCTTGGCTGTCTTTACAATATCGGTCGAAACGGCTGATTCAGCAAGAGCGAGCGGGTGAAATGTGCTGAGTCCAAGCTTCGCGGTTTTTAGGAGGCCACCGATGTAAGTTATTGCGTCGCAAAGGTCAAATCTTTTCCCTGCGACCGTCACGGGCATGGTGAATTTCTGGCCGAAGATGACGTTTACAGCTCTGAATATCTCAGGATGCACCCTCACGGAAGCGCTTTTCTTGAGACTCAAGGCAGTATTAAGGGCCGAATGATTTACTATGGGCCAGTCTTTTGGCATCTTATCAGCATCGCCAATGACTGTTATTCCTTGCTCCGCGAGACCGGCGAGGTCGCGAGCAGCGCCAAGCTTGAAAAATGCGTTGGCTGCATGAGAACCCCACAATTTTAACAGGTGAGCAATATCAGTAGTCTTGGGAACAAGTCCGCTATCAATACCTTCCTTCAGCGTGGCAACGCTTCTTTGTTTCATAAATTGATTCGACTCAATTTCTCCAAGCTCCCAATCATGAGGAACATAGTCGACCCTTCTGCCAAAAGTTTCTCCGGCAAGTCCCTCCAACCCGCGCCAGCCAATCTTGAAATAGTGGCGAATCATGCGCGCCGCAACTATCATCTTTGGTGTTGGATTCTTACAAGCAGCTTTTACCCCCTCAGAGGCACCTATCGGGGGGCCGGTTTTTTCCATGAGAAACGAAATCGCAATACGCTCATCTTCATTTGGAACAAGATTGTTGATGTTAACACAAAGTTTATCAGCATCATACATGGCTGTCGCTCTATCGGCGACACGGCTAAGTATGATGTCTCGTCCTGAAAGAGCAATCATCTTGGCGTCAGATTCTTTCGCAAGACCAAAGAGCGATTTTAAGGAACCCTTTACACTCTCTGTCAACGAGGCAAAAATTCCCTTCTCGCCGAGTTCAGGCGTTTGCGATAACATCTTAATGCACTCTGGATACAAGCCGACGCGCTCTTCTGGAGTGGCGTCAAGCAGCGCCCCATTTATCATTGCCCTTGTCGCTTGCAGCTTCTTATTATTTTCAAAATAGAAAGTTGCTTCACCCTGCATGGGGGATTCAACATCTCCCGGTTTTGCTTCAGGTGCAGGCTGTCCAGACTTAGGCTCCTCGAACGCGGGCAGCTCATAGGGGTCGGCATGTGCAGTTATATCGTTCCCTGCTGCATAGCCGTCGAACATCTCAGAAAATGGATTTATTACTGAGCCGCGTTTCCCGCCCCATTTGGATATGTCCTTCATCAATACAGTTAGAGTTGTCTTAAATGCGGCCCTGAATATTTGCGGTGAAGCTTCTGCAATCTTATTCAGCAGCTTGAACTGTCTAAGCGTCTTGATTATGTTCTCGGGGGTATTCTCGTGCTTTTCAAGCCAATCCTTTAGTTCCTCCGCGCGCGTCTCATTTTCTTTTAGTTCATCCGCGAGTTGCTTCGCGGTTTCGCGTGTTTTAAGGTCCCAACTCTTAAACACTTCATCAAACCTCGCCTTAATCTTATCTGGCGTAATAGCCCGCGCGGACTCGTCAAGCTCCTGAAGGAAGCCAGGCTCGGGAGCACGTGCTATTTTTTTCTTAAGCGAGCCAAGCCCCTCCTGGAAAAACACATGGGCTTCATAAGAAGTAAAGGGCCTGTCGAGGGGGGCCGTAATCCCGATTGAACTTATATTCGCACCCTCGCCGGTAGTCTTCGACATGCTTATTATGTTTCTTACGGTATTAAGGGCGGAATAGTCGGCATCGGTGAGGTTGTTTGTAATCTGCAGCATCTTGCCAACCGCCGTCTTTTCGGCTTCAGCAAATGACTTCCCCCCAAATGCTTTGCCAATCGCGGTATTGCAATTGACGGGTCTTCTTGCGATAAGAAATCTCTTTGCCTCCCGCTCAAATTCCTCTTTCGTCATCGTGCCGAGAACATTATGTCCCCTAAGCAATCGCTTGGCGGTAGCTGGACTGGCAAACGGGAAAAGTTCCTCGCCCTTAGCAATGAGAGGGTTGAAAAAAGAGCGGACAGCTTCAAAGACTGTGACTTTATCAGCAAGTTCCCCGCTTGCTTTCAGTGCCGCAAGCGTCTCGTTCGTGACTGCTTTTGTGATAGAAAGGGCATCTTTACCTTCAGCTATTTGCTCGATAACGCTGGCGACTGCCCTGTTAGCCGTCAATTCAGGGACAATCTTTGCTACTTGCCGCTCTATAATTTCCCTATGAATGCCTTCCCCGGGGTTTTTAAGAACCTTCAGCATCCGGGTAGCAATATCTTTTGCCGGGATATCTTTTATAAGCGCGGGAGCGTATTTGCCGGCCAGAATGTTCGCACCCTTAAAAAGTTTCGATAACCCCGCCCCGAGAATGGCGGCTGTGATATTTGTTTCTGCTGTCTTAAGCGGTTTAGTGGGGTCAACAAATGACAAGGCAACCGAGGTTATATCTTCGGCAACGAATGACATCATGCTATCTTCGCCGAATATCTCGTCGCCAATGGCATGAGCCGTTCGCCGGAGTGCGCCCTCCATGGTCATTCTCGGGTCTCTTGAAGCCAGCTGCATAAACGTCGAGGGCGCATCTTTGGCAAGCAATACTTGCCGCTGATACGCATCTCCCCCGGCTTTCAAGGCGTCCTCTATTACGAGAGGATCTTCTATCTCCGCAACAAACTTCGCGAGGAATCCTCCTACAGCACTCAATGCCGGGATAAGGGCTTTCCTCCCGAGAACATCAAGCGCGTTGGTTATTATGTTTTGAGTATATCGCTCACCTTGTTTCAAGCGTTCGGCAACAAGAGGAGCTACAAGGTCGACGCCTTTTTTTATCCTTTTCCCCATCTTTTCGTACTGAGAAGAAAGCGAGGGAATATTTTCTGCTGATTTTCTGAAGGCGTCATCCTGCCCCTGCATGTACGTATCAAGATTTGAGAAGCCAAAATTCCCATCGGCCAGTTCATGGGCTGAGTCATATAATGCAGAGAAGTTACCTGGAGGTGCTATAAGGTCGCCATTCTTGTCAAACTTAAACGGCTGCCAGGATTTTTCTATTTTTGGAACGACAATATCCGGGTGCGACATATCGGCAAAATGCTGGCGAATTGTTTTATAAGGCGAGTTATACGGCCCTATCTGCCCTTGCGGAAGTTCCTCATCTATTTTTGCTGGTGCCTGCTCGGACGGAATATCAATAGGAGGCTGCTCGACAGGTGGAGATTCATTTCCTCCAAACGTATCGGAAAAGTAATCTTTCGGCTGAGCTTTTTCAGGAGCGCCGAATGTATCGGCGAAATAATTTATCTTACTCACTTGCCCGCCCCTTCTTCAAGCTGTTCTTCAGCTCGTCCAAAATAGAATCAATATCAGAACGGTCTGGCATGAGCCTGTTAATTGCCTCCTGCTCTGGATTTTCCACCCCAAGCTTCGTCAACAAATCAACAAGAAAGTTGTATTTAGAAACGAACAACGGGTCTTTATTCTGCAATTCGGCGAATTTCTTTTGGGCAAGTTCCAGCTGTTGCTCACTAATTCCAATCCTCTTTGCAGACTGCCTAAGTTTTTCCAAATCCAAGGCAGCTCCTGTTTCTCGCTTCACCTGCGATTCAGATACAAGAACACCCGGGTCTCTGGTCTGGCCGAAAGCCCGTATACTTTCAGGAGTAAATCCTTCCTTTCTCAGTCCTTTAAGGACATCGGGGAACTCCTCGGGAGGAACCGAAGAGGGGTCAAAATCCATTGGAGAGTATGCGATAGTTGAAACAATTGACGAAATACCTTGGTCATAGACGAATTGTTTTTCTTTGGCTTCTTTCTCTCTCATTGAAACAGCTACTTGAGACTTCTTGAGTTCAAGTGATTCGCCCTGATAAGGAGTCATGGCTGGCTCGGCTTTCGGCTGTCCATACTCGACGCCAGAAGTAGTTGCTTTTGTAGGAACAAGCCCCTGTGATTTGGCAAACTCCTCAAGTTTCCTTTGCCGAATTTCGGCGTCCTTCTGTTGAGCTTCATACAGAGCTGCCTTTGCCTTATTCTCGGCGGAGAGGATTTTAGCCTGAGCCTCCATTGATTGTACCTGGGCCTGTTGAGCGAGCCTCTGAAGCTGGACTCGCGACGCAAGTTCTGCGGCAAGCTGGGCCTGTCTTTGCTGATATTCCTCTGCCTGCCTCGCTTCTGCCGCCTTGCGCGCGGATATTGCTGCGAAGGGCCGTATGTCAGAACCTAAATTAAACGGCATGTTCTACTCCTTAGAATGACAAGGTACTTCCGCCGCCGAGGCGTTCCGAAATTTGGCCCGCCGCAGAACCTTGTAACCAGTTAAGAAAGTCGAAGTCTTGGTTTGCTCCACCGTCAGCATATTGATTCTGGCCAACGGCAGTCGGGCCATTGGGGCCAAAGTTTATATCCGCGAATGCGCGGTTATTTATCCCCTGGCCACCGCTCCCAACGCCGCCTATTCCAGCCGCGCCTTTCTGGGTCTGTACTTTATTTGTCATGAAATCAGACAAGAACCCGGATTGCCCGCCGCTTGTAATACCACCGCCGCCACCGCCGCCGCCCCATCCAGCGCTGCTTGCGCCAGGCTGAGCAAGGAAGGCAGAAATATCGGCGGGCGACCTGTTGATGTCCGCGTAAAGGTTCGCCATGCCACCGGCAAACTGGCCCGCTTGCGACCGCGCGGATTGTCTTGTCTGGATGTTTGACAGGGCGGCTTGTATCATAGCCTCCCGCTCCTGGTTCGCCATATCCTGGCTTCTCCTGATACCCATAACCTGATTGTTGGACTGGATTTGGCCGGTTCCTGCCATGCCTCGCGCGGCAAGATTCTCCGCCCCTTCTCGCGCAAGCCCCTGATAGCGAGCGCCAGTCCGTTCCTTAATGCGGCCAAGTATCCTGTTGAGGGTTTCTTCGTCGATGCCTCCATTGATACTTTCCTGCAAAGCATTTTCGTAAAGAGGTTGATATCCGCCGAGCGCCTTGTTCAGGTCTTGCTCTCTTAAAGCCTTGGCTTTTTCAGATTCATTGAACTGCCAAGCCGCCATGCTGTTCGGGTCGTTCGGGTCGAAAGGCAAGTTGTACTGAGACATTAGCGCGTTAGAGGCGCCCTGCTGCTGCATATTTTTTATATCTTCGGAAAGATATTGCTCATAAGCTCCCGTCGGCCTCAAGCCGCTCGATGTTTTAAGAGCGCTTTGCGCATCAGAAATATTTTGTGGCGCTCTGTAGTAGCTTTTCTTTCCCGAGTCAAACCCAAGATATGCGCCTTCAAATGGACTCTTGTAAGCCATCGTTAACTCCTATGCCATTGCCACTTTAACACCGCCAGCATTTGCGTCTGTATAGACAAGATAAACCGCATCGTCGTCGCTGTCGCTCCACACAAGCAATTCACCAGCTTCCGGGGTTGGCTGCGCGGATTGCCGCAGCCGCCTTGGCGTAAAATACGCCGCGCTTGCATCGATGGTAGTAGAGGCCCCGAATGTAGTACCGGAGTTCAGCCGTATCGCAGTCGTTGCGCCAATGTCAAGATACCCATCGGCAAGACTATCGATGTACTCGTTCCCGTCGGATTGCGTGAACATGAGCTTGTCATTGATTCTGAGCTTTCCGCTGAAAACAGACTGAGCCGCACTCCCAAGTATCTCGGGGTTGCTTAAGTTAGCGGCGAGCGACTGCGCATCGGCGAGGCCGAGCACAACGTTCCAGTATGACAAGTTGTCGATTATGCCATCAAAGAAGTTTCCAGGGGTCGCATCGGAGCCGACGAAGAATCCCGTAGTGTTGACAAAAGTGCTCGTCGCCCCGCCAGTAGCCGCCGCCACGCCATTGACGTAGACGGTGATTGTGCTCGTGCCAGAGTCCCACGTCACGCAGATGTAAACACCAACACCGGCGTTGAAGACGACGGCATTCGTAACCACAACGGTAGCGCCGAACGTGACGTTAAGCTTTCCGAGGTTCGCGCCGCTACCAATAGCCAGCCTCACAAGCTGAGCAGCCGTAGCGGAATAGACATGGATAATGCGCTCATTGCCCGACACGCTTTCCGGCTTGCACCAGAATGCTATCGACTTGTCGCCCGTAAAAGTCAAGGCTGCCGCCGTGCTCTTAAGGTACTGGCTGCTGCCGCTTTCGAGGTCGATAGCATTCGCATCGACACCAGGAACGTAAGTCGGCGCGCTGTAGGCCGTCAAGCTGTATCCGTTTCCTGAACTGTCGGTTGCATCGTCGTTGAACTTCCACCAGGCAAGGAGTCCGGCGATTATGGCCGGTGAATATTCCAAAGTCTCGGTTGCGGTATCGAATAGCGTAATCGTATCACTTTGAAGCAAGATACTGGTATCTGCACCAAGCGCGGTATAACCATCCGCCGACATGTTGAGATACAAGTCATTGTCAAGACCGTAGCAAATTCCCAAAGACGTGATGTTGTGGTCACCAAGGTCTGTATTTGCCGCGAATCCCGTGATAGTCGCGCTCGTGATTGTTATGGCGGCGATAGTCCCGCCCTCTACCTTGTCGCCGCTTATCTGATTATCGGCGAGGGTGAGCGTTCCTGCGGACACGTTGAGCGTCTTCCCGGCCCCCACCGTTATATCGCAACCCGATATGGTGCCTCCGGAAATCGTGACCGTCGGCAAGGTCGCGGCTCCTGAAAGGTAAAGATTCTTCCACCGATATGATGCGCTTCCTATGTTATACGCATTGTCAACATCGGGTATCAAGTCGCCATTCGTCACGGACACGTCGAATACGACTTCGCCGCTTGCATTCACAAGGGGCGTGAGTTTGCTATATAAGTCATTGAAGAGATGGTTGACTCCGCTAAAATCGACGTTGCCCCCCAGCTTCGGGACAGTCTGGTTCGGAATCCAGAGGGGAGCCATCAGCCTTTCAAAATCACGTGTCGGCATTCTAAATCTTATCCTGTTTGTCGGCTTCTACGACATAATGAAGAAGCTCGACCGGTTGCTCTATCTCCTTGTTGGAGAACATGACCTGCATGAATTTCGCCCGCGCTCTCGAATAGGCTTGCCAGGAAACGATATTACGCCAGCCGCTGGTCATATCAATATCGGTCTGGCCTTCGCTTATCGTAGCATAATCGGGGAAGTAGTCGAATTTAAGAGTCCCCGACCCCTGCTCAGCGCAGGCAACTTGCGTATGACTGTACACTTTCTGAATTATGGGAATGCCCCAATCGTCGCGCTTTGACTTCCAGTAGAAGTCTATCGCGCCAATCGTATAGACGGAAGTCGCATCCGGGGTCACAAGCCAATCCAGCGAAACTTCAACCATCGTTGCGGTATTGCTTGAAATGTATCGCACCTGGCCTATGCCAGTCCCGGCAACAATTTCAATCCTCGCTCCGATAATGCCGGAACCGAGAGTGCTGAAAGATGCACCAAGGTCGATTAGCGTATCGACCGTTCCGCCGGTTGCTGTGCCGGAATAGGCGGGAGAAATTTTATCGGATGTCCCAGTCCAGAGCTTATAGACGAAGCCATCATAATCACCGGCGAACAGATGATATTGTTCATCGGCATCAAGGCCGATTTCAAGAACTCTGATATTCAAGTCGGTGTATGGCATCCAATTCCGCGTATTCAGATTGTATACGTACAAGTGGTTATTTTCCGTGCTGTCTCCATAAGGAACCGCAAGGAAATATTTCCCATCGAAAATTGCGCCGTAAGCGTATTTTAGATATTTCGAGTTCAGGCCATCGAAGCCGAATATCCCACTGTCATTTTGCAGATTGCCGCTGACTGTTTGCGAGGACTGCCCATTGAATACACACAAGCCCCTGTTTGGACTCAGATAATAAAGCAGCCCTTTGTCTTCGTGCATCGTATAATGCGAGACACAACCGAGGGCTATCTCCATTTTCCGTCGTTGCCATGATGTTCTTCCTGAACCTGCGACAATCCACAATGCGCCAAGTTCTCCGACAACGATGTTTCCTTGAAACGAAACTATTCCTGTAATAGGTGTGTCGGTAACAATAAAAGAATTTCCGTACTCTGAATCGTTAGGCCATTCTTCAGGCTCTTCGATATTCGAGTAATATAAACGTCGCTGGTCGCCCACGATGGTATAGGAAGCGGCGGTGTCTGTCGTTCCTTTGTAAGCGACATGCAGCGTAAGAGTAGCGCCGGTAACTGCGGTGATTGTGTAGAGATATTCGTCTCCTTCAACTTGAAAGAATTTTCCGATGTCCCCGTCAGTCACATCAGAACCCGTCAAAACAACGCTCGTGTTCCCATTTATAACTGAGGCCGTGCCGAGCACCATCGGGTCGTCACCGGCAAGAAACAACCGGCCAGCATGTTCTGTGATAAACTTGCACGATGGAGGAACGGCGAAAGAATAATGCATGAAAGTTTCATCTGAATCATATTCGCCGAGTTCCATCTGCAAGCTATCATCGGATACGTCGATTGTTCCGGTTGTTGACGTATTATCTGCAATGCAACCGGTCGTGTAATTTTCATCAAAACAGGCATAGAACGGCCCCGAATCTGGGCCTCCGGCTTCAGTCATATAAAACAATCGATGCGTCGTCTGCGTATCAGAAGAAACGTCAACACTCGACACGTCGATTTTCACCGTACCCGCAGAGTTCAAGACAGCTGAAACGGGCGACGGGTCGCTTTCGGTGCCATCGTTTTGATTATAGAATGTGTAGACGACGTAGTGATTCCCTGCTGTCACCAGACCGGCGGCTCCGTCGGCTATCGCGCAATTTGTCGCCGGAGTGCGTATCCCCATATTCGTCACAGCCGCGCCTTCTCCGTTGAACTTGACGTTTCTGTCCCGGCCATTCACCCAGAACAAAAGGTCGTTCATCACCGCGTGAGTCGCGAGGTAGCCAGCTTTGAGAGATGATGTTAACAATCCCATAATCAGACTTTCTGTATTGTCAAATCATGGCCATTCGTATTATTAAGCGTTCTCAATACCGCGCTATGCGCCCAAGAGCCTGCCGGGTTATCAAGACTGAAGAACTTGTATTCTATCTTCCAGCCGCCTTTTTCTGCTACAAACAACGGTTCGGCATGGTCGATGTCGGTAATGGTATGGGCCGGGAACCACGTTATTGTCGGGATGGGAATCTGCGGACTGAATGAAGATAGAAGACCGACACCGGCGGCTGCCCGCATTCTACCAAGGACTGGAAGCATCTGGGCGGTAAGCGCCTCGCTCTGCCCGTCCTTCCAGATATAATAGTAAAAACTGCCAGGTGCCCGATTGTGCGCTCCATAAAGATACGTCGCGCCTGCAAGGGCGGTGTGGTCATCGGAATAGTAGACGCCAGTCACATCGGTAAGTGCAGCGGCGGTATTCGCATTCATCTCGAAATTACCGCCGCCGAAAACAGCCGGGTTGATATTTTCCTCGACCTTAAATGTCACTACCTCCGCGCGTCCGTTCGCGTTGTACTTCTGCGTGGCTAAGGTCGCAACACCAGCAACCCAGTCGCCACCGGCGATACTTACGACGCCGAGTTTCCCGGTTCCCCTCAAAACACGTATCTTGCACGAGCGGGCATATGCTGCCACCACCGCCCCGGTAGCCCGCAACTTCGCCGTAACCGTCATGGTGAATGCAGCGTTATCGGCGATATTTGTATACTGGCTCAGTGTCACGTCGAAGTAATCCGCAACATCCTGCGAATTGCCGCCGACAGGAACATCAGCAGGCCAGCTCCCCGCAGTCGAAAAGATATACTGGCTCAGGTCATTGAATGTATATCCGGTGATATATTTCCCGGTTTCAGGGTCATACCATTCATGCGTGTACAAGCATCCATAGGAGCTTGTTATGGGGATTATCCTGCCCTTCCTTTGGAAGAATGCTATCCCGTCAACCGGGCCTGCCAGCGCCGTATTCGTTATCCTGCGGCAGCCGTCGCGCTTCTTCAATTCTCCGATGGGCTTGTCAACAATCCCGTTCGCGCACTCTGGGCTATCCATATCCGGAATGATGGAAGACTCCATCGTATTGATTCCGGCAAAATACTTGGTGGTCTTGTTGGGTCTGACAACCATTCTTATCTCCACCATGTCCAGTTGAGCGACGCTATTTCGTCAGGACTGAATGTCCTTCGGTTGCCGTACAAGTTTTTCATCCTGTAACGAAGTCCATGGTCGTGGCGGCAAGAAGCTCTCATCGCGTTAAGCAAGTTAAAATAACTGCGCTCGTCAGTGCTCGTGTCGATATTTCCAAGAGCACGTTTCATCTTGATTACAGAGAGAAGAACAATTACCTCGCTGTAGTTCATGGGGATAATGGAATAGTCCGTGTCATTCACAAGTTCTTGGCACCTGTTCTTGACGAATAGCGTTACCGTGTAAGCGTCGTTTGCTATGGGAAGCAATGCCACCTGCTCACACCCGGGAGGGTCTATTTCATATGATAGAAGCGCTGCACTCGTCCCGCCATAGGGCCTGTCGAGAGCAAGCGTTGTAACGTTTGTGAAGGTCTTGATTTTGTAGAGTTCTATGTCGCCCTTCACGCGAAGCCATTTCCCTACCATTGCCGCAGTAAAAGCGGTTGCGACACCGGCAACGGCGGCGCTTCCATGCGTAAGGGTTATCGTACCGGCACTGTGATAGGCCGACGTTGTCATATCGCTGACATAAAGAAACTCAGGGAGACCGGTACTTCCCGCATACGACCTCGAAAAAGACCGCGCCTCTATCGGCGAGACCAGCTTCAGTATCTCAGGATAATCAGCCGTCGGTTCTATTTCTCCTTCAAATACCTCATCTATATTCCAAGGCAGAGCGTATGTTTCCGTGGAAGCCACAGTTGCAAAAGAGTAATAGCCAAGCAGAAAAGGCCAGCGCTGCATCATGCAGATTTCCCGCTGCGCCTGATTTATCGCGGCCTTTGTGCGGACAAGTTCCGTGCCATTGCTCCTTGCCGCCGTGCTATTTCCTACTCGATATGCAACCTCATTCTGTAGTTCCAGGAATGTCATTTATCTCCCCTTCTTTCGGTTGAGGTTTAATTTTCGAGCGAATATTGTCCGGGTTCTCGGCGCACATGCGTTCGTGGATAAGGAGGCCATGCTCGGTGATGAACGGAGTGCCGTTCTTGCTATGGCCAAGTCCGCAATATTTACAAATGAACCTGGGTTCCTGGGCCTTGAGTTCTTTTTCCTCGATGAGCTTCTTCTTGTTGACATTTTCCGCGCACGTCTTCATGTGCTTGTTAAAAGCCTTTATGTCGTTCGTATCGTATTCGTTGCATATCTCGCAAACAAATTTCCCGCCGGGAGTCTTCCAATCGCGAGTAATGAAATATTCCTCGCTTTCCACCGCAAAGCCATTGATTAAAAAAGGCTCGGAAGGTTTCCTCGTAACATGTTCCAAGTACTGCTGATAGGCCGCAACTTTCTCGCGGGGGATATACCGAATGCCGCTTCCATCATCGGGCAGAACAAGCGGACTGCGCCGGACAGTTGTTCCCCAAACATGACTCGCATCTCCAAGAACGCTTTGAAAGGCAGCCATTGCAAATCTCCTTATGAAAATTGTTAGATAAGCTGATAGCCAACATAGGCTACAGCAAGTGTACCGGTCACCGTGACATAACAATCGGTTGCACAAGGGATAGGGTCGTTCGAGAAATCAGCTTCTACATACCGGAAATCACCACCAACTCCAGAAGCTATATCGCCCAGTGCCCATTTAGTTGTGCCGCTCGCGCCGCCGTCAAGAATGGTAATGGTTGCTCCATCATTTTCCGCAAGCAGGGCAATCTTCTTGATATAGATACCCTTTAATTTCAAACTGAAGTTTGTGTCAGCGTCCGTCGGCCCGGCAAATTTGTCTTCAAGGACTATGGTGGTGGCGTTCGTCACGGTTCTAATCCGGTACCATTTCGAGTCGCCGCCAAGCTGGATTAAATCGCCGACATTATCAGATACAAACGAAGTATTCGTGCCAGTAACGGCAGTACTGCCATTTGTAACGGAAACATGGACATCTGTACCGACGCCCGTCAGGTTAGCGGCAAGCATTCCATACAGATAACCAGTTGTTGCGGTCGTAAATCTTTTCATCAACATTGACATCTCCTAAAAGTGGTTTAGGGGGGAAGTTTCCTTCCCCCCTAACCGTTACGTTATTCCGATTTCTCGGCGTTCTTTTGAGCCTTGTCGATGATGCTATACTCACCGCGAAGCTCAAGTTTCCGCGCCTGGATTGCCGCCAACTCTCTGTCAGCCTGCGCATGCTTCTCTCGAAGCTCCTTCTCTTTTACGTCAAGAGCTTCAAACTCAGCCTTTACACGCTCCATTTCTTTAGCGAAATCCATGTCAATCACCTCCTTTAATCAATCCTAATTGCCAGGATGTACAACTCAACATCGAGTGCACCACCAACATCACCGATGATTGCCAGCGAACCGTTCGCCGCAATCTCGTGTTGACCATCGTCAATCGTCCCGGCACGGTCAATATCCTTGTCAGCAGCCACCGTAACCGTATCGGTAATGACGGTGCCAAGAGCACCGACCTTGCCTTTGGTAAGCGCCCACGTCCCGATACCACCGACGCAGACCGTCCAAGCATCCAGAATGCGCAATTTGTACGGGCAGTTATCTTCATAGATATTAATGCCCGCCGCCGCCGGATTGGAAATCTGCATGTGGATAACAAACGGAACGGCATAGAGCGCCGCTGCCCCAGGAGTAATCGGGTCAAGTTCCGTGGCATTGACATTTGTTATGACGTTGCCAGCGCCATCACAATTGATTGACTTGTTCGTCAGAACGTCCGTGGTGTCCTTGCCGACCAGGGTTGCCGTGGCAGCTGGGAAGGTAAGGGCATACGCACCGGCACCCGTGAAATCGAACGTGCCGTTATTCTGAGTCGTGATACCGATGGAATGCGCGCCCGCATGAGTCCACGCACCGGCGGTTGTGAAATTGCCGCCGAGGGTAAGATTGCCCGAAAGGTCAATCGTCCTTCCGGCATTACGGCAATCGAAGGTGATAGTTCTGTCGGCGTTGATACCCGTGCTTGTGCTTGCGAAAAGCAGGTCAAAAGCAGCGGCAGTATCGCGCACCGAAAGAGCAGTCAATTCAACAGCCGTTCCACCCGTAATCCCCGCCGTACCCAACGCACCGTTGACCACCGCCAGTGTGCCGGTAGTCGGGAAGGTGACAGTAGTAGCAGCCGTGACGGTGAACTCAGTGTTAAACGCACCTACCCACGTGACATTACCAGTCAGCGTAAGGGACGCATTCCCCGTAGTGGGAATATTAATCGTAAGCGTCCGGTCTGCCGTGTAGACGGCACTGGTGGTAACCACAAGGTCATGAGCCGCACCGGTGCTGCGCAGACTGAACCCCGTCAATTCGATTGCCGTGCCGCCATTAATGGTGGGGGCAGTAAAAGTCTTACTCGCCAAGGTTTGCGCCAGTGTCACAAATACGAACGTATCATCGACATTGGCGAAATCGGGGATAGTAAGAGTCGGAGAACCGACCGTCTGCGTCGTGAATGCGAGGACTGCATCATTCGCGCCCGCGTCATTCAACGTACAACCGTTGGAAATCGCAACGGCAGTACCGATAGCCACGGAACCCCAGTACGGGTTTCCGCCGGCACCGGCGGTAACAAGAGCTTGCCCGGCAGCACCCGCCGCAAGGCGCGTGAAGCCAGTACCGTTGTGGAAGTAGACATCGCCCTGGGCCGCTGTCGCGGTATCAATGCCGACGAGCAACGTAGTCGCGCTGCCCTGGGGGAGAACAAGAGTCGTATTCCCCGTGGTAGTGAGACCGATGGAATGCGCGCCGGTATGAGTCCACGCACCGGCGGTTGTGAAATTGCCGCCGAGGGTAAGATTGCCCGAAAGGTCAATCGTCCTGGCCGAGTTGCGACAATCGAAGGTGATAATCCTATCGGCGTTGATACCGGTACTCGTGCTTTTGAACTCAAGGTCAAAAGCAGCGGCGGTATCGCGCACCGAAAGATGGGCAAGTTCGATTGCCGAACCACCGGTAATCGTTGGGGCAGTCAGTCCCTTGTTAAGAAGAGTTTGCGCCAGTGTCACGAACGCAAATGTATCGCTGACGCTGGCGAAATCAGGGATGGTAAGAGTCGGAGCGGCGACCGTCTGCGCGGTCAACGTGAGGGTGGCGCTATTCGCGCCGCCATCGTCGAGAGTACAGCCGTCGTCAATAATCGACGTTGAACCACTTCCGACATTTGCCCATGAGGTGCCGTCGCTAAACTTCAGCTTTTTCGTAGTGGCATCATAAACTATGCCACTCTCATTTGAAGCCGAGGCTACCTCCAAAGAGGCGGTAGCGACGGACGGTATCCGCCACCTCTTCGAGTTGAATTCGTTGCCTTGGCTCAACTGAGTCAGAAAGCGAGTAGCCCATGTGCTCATAAGTTACTCCTAATTCTGATAAATTGCCGTAATGGAACCGCCACCCTGATACCCGCCACCAGGCAGGATTATAATCGGGAGGGCAATATCGCCTTCGCCACCGGCATCGGCAATACCGATACCGAGCGTAGCGGCGCTGAACGCGGTTGCACCCGACCCCTGGATTTTACCAGCGTCGGTACCTGCAATGACGGCCTGGCCGCCGGTAATCGCAGTATCGCTGTCATCGACATTGCACAGACCGATACCGGAAACCTGCATCCAGAAGTAGTAGTCATCCGTGACGGCGATATTAGAAACGCCGACCGGAATAACATACGTCGCGTTAAGCGGTGCAACTGCATACTGACTCACAATCACGATGTCTGACGTGGCACCAAGAGCCGTAGCAAGCGCGTCCTCAAGAGTGAGCGTAGACGCGGTGTTATCGGCAATGCGAACCTTGTCGCCACGGCCCGTGCCGCCATAAACACAAAGCCAATCGCCACGATGGGCATTGGCTGTCAGGTTCGCGGTCGTAAACACGACCGAAGTCGTAGTCGAGGAAGCGACGTCGTTCGCCTTCGTTACTTCAGCAACCGCACGACCAAGAGCCTGATTCGCCGTAATCGTGCCGACCGCACGAACGTACATGTACTTGGAGCCGTTCACATCAATGACGGCACCAAGAGAAGCCTTCTGAGTAGCAGAAGCTTCCTTAATGCTCTGAATTTCGATAGGGTAAGCCATTGTAATACACCTCCTTTTATGCAGTGATTCCTGCAAGAACGTACTGACGCCGACGCTCCAACTCGACAAAGTTGCAGAGCAGCATGATGCACGCGCTGCGCACATCCTGATTCGGCGGCTGAAAGAAACCATCGGGGGTACGATTGAGCATCGTGAAGTTGTACTCGCTATGGACGTAGAACTTCAGAGCATTCGTATTGAGGAAATACATCATACCGGCGGCACACGAGTCATCGTATTCAAGGGGAATGCCCTTGAAAGTGACAGTCTCAATACCGGCATCAGAAGACTTGGTGTTGCTCGTGATGAGATGCGCCCGGAGATACTCCTCGTAATACCCATAAATATCAAGAGTCGTTACGATGATATTGGGCTTGTCAGCGCTGTTGTGAGAAGCAGAGGCAACGGCCTTCGCCATCTTGGAGGCGCCATTCGTTTCGAAACTGCCGCAAACAGCATAGCCATTCTTCCACCAGGTTTCGACCGCACTGTCGATACCCTGAAGCGTTGACCACGCACCAGTCCCTTCAACTTGAATCTGAAGGCCATCGAGAGCCTTGCCAGTCCATGCGCTGCCATCACCGAACAGGTCTTGGTTGATGACAAACCGCATATCCTTGCGCATTGCTTCGAGGGTCTTGGTAAGCAGATTTATCATCTGCTGCGGCCCCTTATTGTTGTTGACTTCGAGATTATCAACAAGAATAGGAGTCGCGTATTCCGCCCACTCGCAACGCGAGCGAGTCATAAACTGAGCAGGGGTCGGTTCGATAACCTCGCCACGAGCGATAGCGCGTGTCGAACCCAGGCGTCCATACTCGATAGCAGGCCGAATATCCATCCCGCCTTCCGTGTTGATTATGGCGTCGTTATCATAAAAACGCCGCAGGACTGGATTGCCAACGAAAAAGTTGTCCCTCAGGTCATCTAGGAACAACGGCTGAGTAGCCGTGTAAACATTATCAAAAGTTTCAGACCGAGTAATAAGTGCCATTTAGACACACTCCTTTCAATGTTTTTTTCCCGCCATGGCAGCAGCGTAGCCTTGGGCAACCAGCTTTCGGTCGCGGCTCATCTTCTCAAACTTCTCGCCCTTCGGAATATACGGTTTTACACTGTCCCCGATATTTTCCGAAGGCGTCGAAATGTTCGTAATTTTTGCCGCGTCCTTCCTGCGAGAATTAAGCCGCAATCCTTCTTCCCGGTTTTGCACTGCTTTCGCCTCGCGGGTAGCAATGTAGTAAGCATCTTCGATAAGCTGATGAGTAATCGGAGTGCCGCTCTTGTAGTACCGCGTGATTATTGCATCGATTTCGGGTTTATAGTCAGAGAACTTCGGTTCGCCTTCGACGCTATCTAACGTCTGTTTGACCGATTCATACATTTGTTGAATGGTCTCTATTTGATTCCGGCGCATTGACACCTGCTTGATTTCCGCCAACTCCTTCTCAACTGAGTGGAGTTTTTCAAGCACAGGATTGTCACCTGAAGTCCCATCATCAAACTCATCATCGATTTCTTCTTCACGCCTTGGCGCCCTTCCATTCAGGATGTCCATTACAGCCTGCATCTTTGAAGGGTCTGCAACAAGCGCGTTCCAGTAATTCGCAGCTTCTGTCATGCCTGCTACTTCTTGCTTAATCTGGTTGACCTTTTCCTCCGCTTCTTGCTTATAGCGCATCACTTGTTTGTTGTTTGCTTTCTTGAACTCTCTCGTCACCAAATCGACAGCACCACGAACCGTTGCCGGGTCGTAGATGCTTGTATCGAGGCCGTTGACAAGCCGTTCAATCCCTTGCGTGAATGTTTCATCATCGTAGGGAGACTTTTCAACAGTCTCATCTTTAGCCGAGGGTTCTGTATTCGAGACTGGCGTTTTTCCGGCTTCAGGGTTGTTTGCCAATTTTTCGCCGGGAACGCCAGTCTCGGATTCTGGAACTTGCTCGTCTAAATCTTTAGCCTGGGCAGGTTCTTCTTTAATTTGCCGTTCAGGGTCATTAAGAGCCTCGGTTTCTTGCTGTTCAGATTTCGCGATGGCCTCTCGCGCAACCTTCTCCAAGCGCTCATTGAACGGGATTTCTGAAGAATTGCTGTCTTTCGGCATAAATATCTCCTTTCTAAAGCTTTCCTAATTCCGCAACCAAAATAAAGTTCAGCCTCTTTAAGAGGTCTGATACATCGCTTGAAAGGTCGCCGAGCGTGTCGTCAATGTCATAGGCTTGCATGACATATGATGGCAATGCACCGCCTGAAGCGACTGCCCCAACGGTTGCAAGAGCCTTGCAATATACGACATCGCCAGATGCAAATCCATCGACGGTTGTAGGGGTATAGGCGAACTCATAAACGCCAGTGCCCTTATTCGTGACCGTAACGGCAAGGGCGTTTGAGACTCCATTCTTGTAGACCGTCCCAGTCGGAAGGGCGTCAGCATTAACCAAGGCCCCGGTGGCAAGCGTATACGTGCAAAACAAATCCCTGACCGTGGCTCCTAACTGTCTGTAACTCATCAGACTCCCCTTGCGATATTACAACCGCGTCCTGCGATATTGCTTCCACCGCCGACAAATTCACCTTCAAGCGTACTGCTCGGGCCAAATAACACGCCGTCTTTTACATTCGCTACCGACACCGCTTTATACTTCGGGTCAAATAGCGCGGCGGGGTCGCCGTAATCAGCTTGCGTATCAATAACATAATCAGGGTCGGCATCAGTCCTCGTCCCCGTGACTTCCGTTCCCGCCGCGCCGCATTGTATGCCGTTTGCCAGCTTGCCCGCAGCCGGGATAGTGCAAGTCCCAGTGACGCCGTTCACCGTATCCGTCGTGCGCACATTCGCAACATCCGGAAAATCCGGAAGACTGAAGGCGTCATGGTGGAATCCAAGGTCACAAACGCCACTATCGACAACACCGGTAGCAAGCGTGGTCTTCGTGTCAAGTCCAGCCGCAGCCGCCGTTACATCACCCGCGTCTATACATGGTGACGCCGCTCCAAGAAATACCAAGGGCAGACACGCAGCAGCCACGCTCATCGTCTCATTGAGAATCACATTCTCGACTGCAGCAGTCGAATGCGTCAGCTGCGGAGAAGTCAAAATATTGTGCGCACCGGCAATATTTCTTGTCGCATTTGACCAGCTGCAATTATAATCTGAACCGCTCCAGTCGGGTGCGCCAGCCTCTGTGTATAAGTCAGTATTACAATTGACAGCGATACACCGTTTGACATTCACCGTAACGACAGCAGCGCCAGTCTGGCCAGCCTTAAACGCCACCCCGTCAGTACTGAGACCACCGTGCATTCCAATCACGGTCACGTTCGTCACCGTCGCCACAAGCGTACCGTCAACAGTACCGTAAGCACGTGTTACAGTGGCATTTGTATTACCACCCATCAACAACACCAGGCCGTTATTGATGGTGTATGTATGGGCGACGGCGGTATTATGCAATGCCTGTACAACCGGCTGATAAATACCTGCGATGACAATGAAATCAGACAATGAGAACGCGCCCCAGTTATATGAAAGGTTGCACAACATGCCATAACAGTTGTGTTGAAAGATACCCTTCATCGTTACGGTTGTATCTGCGTTGTTTACAAGAACAAACGGATAAGATGAAGTCAAGCAATAAGCGATTTCGCATTTCGTAAATATCATGGCCGACTTGCCGCCAACAGAAAATACACAATTCAAGTTTGAACCAGCATAGCGGAAAACACAACCTGTGAATGTATCTGTCTGGATTGCCGCTCTGCTGATGCTGAATCCTGCGTAAATATTCGCAAGAGGATTCCCAGTCGAACCCGCTATAGCTTCACCAATAGTGTCATCGTGCGCGGAGGTAAAATAAATTTTATTCGTCATCGAACCGGTCGCGGTTATTTTCCCTGTATTCGCAAAAGATATGTACACGTTACCTGAGGCATACTTCACAATAACATCTCCGGCAGCGCTGCTGATATTCAAATCATACGTAAGCATGTTGTAAATCGCGCTGATATGATATGTGCCCGCCGTCCAGTTCTGGGTTGCCGTTTCATTTCCGTTCTTCGTCGTGTAGTCGATAAGGACGGGCGATTCCTTGTAGTCTGCCGTTTTCAGGAACGTATACGGCACGGCCTCAACAAGGAAATATTTCCCGTCGAGCTTCATCAGCTTCTTGACGATGCGAGTTTCCTTTTCGTCGCTTCCTACCGTCGCGACACGCGAGGCCGTGCGGTCGGCCCAGTGGAACGCGCTCGCCGCGCCGTCCTTGAAATGAATCTCGCTTGCGTCCGCGACCTCCTCGCCAAGCCACGCACTGCCATAATCGACGGCAAGCTCGGCGCCCGGGATGTCCATCTCCGTCGCGAAGACGACGAACGTGTCATCTTCGCTCCACGTCGGAGTCGGCGCGTAGTTGAACGCCTTCACGCGGAATATCTGGTCGAACTGTCCACGCTGCGAAACGAAGGCAAGGTCAATATCGGGAAAGACGTTCGGGTAGCGAACTTCGCTCAGCTCCTTGCCGCTCGTGACGACCTCGCCCGTCGTACTGATAGGCGCGGTGCTCTGCCAGTTGAACTCGCGCGTCTTCTGGTTGTAGAAGCCGAACCGGCGCGGCGCGAGTCTGATACTCTTGCCAAGCTTGCCGTCCGACTTGTACCCTACCGTCCACCCGGAATCGGAGATGTTCTGGTAGAACCCCACCTTCAGGCGCGAGCACGAAATCTTTTTCCAGAGCTTCTTGTCATCGTCAAGCTCAGGGTCGCGCAGGGCATGGTCGGCGTCGACGAGCTTGTCGGCCTTGTCATAGTAGTGCAGACCGTCGCCCTTCTCCGTGTATGCGCGCGAACCATCCGGCTTCTCCCAGACCTTCGTGTTGTGCAAGCGAAGTAAAAGATTTTCAGTCGGCGTCATTACTTTCCCGTTTCCCTTGGACAGTCCAAGACAGTCCCTTTATGCACCATCATGCAAGTATCGTATCCTTCCCAATGACACCAAATGATTGGAGGATACGCTCCATCCGCGCTTCTATGATTTTCCGTAACATTGTTATTACAGTTTTTGCAATCTTCATATAACACTATCTTTGTCCTCTTTCCGGCGTTGACGGCAATGCTCGTGATGTTCGGCAATCATGAGTTTTACCCTGTCATGCGTCGGGAATATTTCATCGCCCTTGTCGAGCCGCTTTACTATTTCAGCTGCAAGCGTTCCAAGGCTTCCTATTGCCTGGGCAGTCGGGATAATATATTTATCTATCCTTTCATTTGCTCTGTCCAAATCAGCCTTGGAGGCGTACTTGCCATTCTTGAAAATGCGCCCAAGAATATCTCCGATAAATTTTGCCGTACTCATGCTCTCTCCTATTTACAGAACATCGCCCCAAGCCGTAACACCAGTTGGCTCGGAGCCGGTATACGTAATGTATTTCGCGTATTCTACGCCGTCAACAGTTTTCTCAATTATCGTCGGCCCGAAAGCGCCCCATGTGATGGTAATCGGGCCATCGGGAGCCATAACGCGCAACGCCTGACCCACCATTTCGGCGATAAGGTTTTTGCGCATCGCATTGACGAAGGTGAAGCCGCCGTCCTTGTCAAGAACTCCTGGCTCGCAACCGGCAATTGTCATAGTCCATCCTGCCGGATAACTCGATGCCTCGTCATCTGCATTGCGATATATAACTGGGTTATCGTGAGCCATTGTTTACTCCTTATGCGATTCCAGGCCCGAGTATGCCAGTCCGTGCTTTGGGCTTGTCTGTTTCTCCAAGTATGTCCTGACCTTGAACTTTGTGAAGTGCGCGCTTCATCATCTTGCCGCCCTTATCGCCCTTTTTTGCGTCTTCGATTCTTGCGGCTTCTATTCCAAGGTCGGCGTATTCCGTGCCATCTGCCTTTTGCGTAACCGTCGTGACTTTCGCCTGCAACGTAATGATAACCGATTCGCCGGGCACGTACTTCGATATTCCCGGAATGTCCAAATCAGTCAAGCCGAATAATCCAATCCTGTAGTCTGTCATCATGCGCTCCTGTTAAATACCACCTTGCGCAGCACCAGGAGACGAGCCGAATGCTTGCGGGACAACCGGACTCGTATCTTGATTCCCTCCCTGCTGCTGCATCATGGCAAGTTGCTCTTGTAATGCCTGCACTTCATTTGGCGTATCTATAAATAGCTGTTCTATGTCGAGGCTTGCGAATGTCTTGGCTACCTGTCCCCACAAATATTTAAGGTTCGGGACAACTCCCTGCGACGCAAGAATCTGAAGCATCGTCGGGTTGGAGAATATCTGCATCGCATTCATTATTTCCTGCGAGCTTTGTTCCTTGCTCTGCTGAATATCAACGCCAAGCTGAACGACACAATCGAAGTTTCCCTTAATATCTTCGTTTCTGACCGGACGCCATTCAAGCCCTTTTTCGCCGGTAATCTGTATGAATTTTTCCTGCTGCCAAAACATCTGCATCAAGTCTTTTATCCCCATCACGATGTCGGTAGTGAAATCACGGATTCCTTTCCGTTCATACCGCTCTCTAAGAGACAGGAATTTATCGATGACCGTTGCTTCAGTAGCGCTTCTCACGCCAGCGGCAGCGCCGCGCTGAAGAGCAGAGATGCCGGAGATTTCCCGTATCTGGTTTTCGAGATATGATATATGCTGCAATGCTGCATTATCAAGCGCACTTGGCGCAAAGAGTTTCCAGTTATCGACATTGGAAACCTCAACGACCCCGAAATCAACATTGTTGCTTGTAACGGCCTCGCGTTCCTCTGGGGTCGAACCGGCCCGGTCGGTTAGGATTCTGGTAGTCGCCCGTTGGATTTTATCGTTTTGTTTTTCGATGAGGACATTCAAAGCCTCAACAATCTGGAAGTAACTCTCGATTCCACTCATGGGGTAGAGCCTGTTCGGCGAGTTATCCCCGCGCATCATGTAGAACGGCAGGAAACCATATGGGTTATCAAATGGTTTCTGCAAGGGGGAACTCTCATTATTTTCGGCGAGAACCCATATATCGCCGTCGTCCTTATCCCAGCATTCATACAAAATAACCTGTTCATCTTCTTCCGGCTGGAATCCATCTATCAACATGCTTTGCGTTTCTTTGGTGCGTTCCTGCATGTTTGATGCTTGCAGCATGGACGCGACATATTTATCATAATGCGCATCCTCTTGCACATCTTTAAGCGGGCGGACAAAACGGTGAACTATCCAGCGCGCTGCTCTGATGTCAGTACAATCGGGGTCTATGATACAATCCGCCGGGTCGATGCGAATAACCCACGGCTCGTGAAAAACAACGCGCTCGTCGGTAGTGTCTTTGTCAATGTCTCCGAATTTCTGGAATTCCTGGACATTTGCAATAGGCACCCTGACAACGACTTCCTCGGATGATGCCTCATAACCTATCTTGCAAATGCCATAACCACGGAGGCACATATCAAGACCGGCCTTCTCGATTTCCCTCTGCATCTTGTGATTGCGCCAGATGTAGCGAAGCGACTCTTGAAGTATCTCGGTATTCTGTTCGCTCTGAGGGTCGCGAGGCTTCAGGGTTATTTCATTATCATCAGCGAAATAGACCGACATCTTGAGCTTGATATTTGAATTTATCTTGTTGAGCGTGAGGGAGCTTTCATACTCGCCGTACGATTCGTTGTTATATGCTTTCACATAGTTCGTCGTGCGGTTCAATATTTTTGTCAAGGCCTTCTTTCCGCGCTTAATGCGACTGAACCAGCGGGAAAGTTTATCATCTTGTTCTTTGGATAGCTGCATTCTTTATTCTCCGAAGCGGGTCATTTTCCTTTGGGCGGCGGCAATGGTACATATAATATCCATATGTCCCCGGCTTTGGCTCATCAAGCGCGGGCTGGCGCACAGTCGGTTTATTCATCATGCCATCATCGAGCAGATAGGCGAATGCGTCGATAAGGTCATCGCTCGGGTGGCGTGATGTTGGAACATATGATTTCAGCTGATGAATAAAATCAACAAGCGTCTCGTTTATTTTAATCATCCTGTTTGCGAAATATGGGATAAGCCGCTGGATACGCTCTCCTTTATTTCTCTGCATCGTTTCAAGCTCGTGGAGTTTTCGGAGTACAGAATTGTCTCTGTTTTCCACGGCAAGATGCTGAAGATATTTATAGAGCGCGTATTGAGCGGTGGACGCTTCAATCCCGATAATGAGCGGGTTGTAAATATTATCGAGGTCTTGCAGCAGTTTTATCAGTTCGTCGGCTTCCATCCTCTTTCGATAGGCGTCGAGAACCCAGATTATCCCATCGGTATCGACCGCCGAAACAACAATGCCTGTGTAGTCGGCAGTGCTGTTGACCTTGAAGGCCGGGTCGATGGTTATGTAGATATTGAGGGGGTCGTTTGCGTCATTGAGCTTGTGGGGGAAGTCGGCTTGAGTGAATAAATGCAGCCATTCATCTTTGAAACACGCTTCAGTTTGAGGCAGCGGGTCGAGGAGATATTGGCATGAAAACGCATATGGCCCCATCTCAATGAGAGCAGTTTTGAGAAACTTTTCATTGAGCTTGCTTGGATATAGGAGGTTTGTAAAGCGAACTGTTTTCGGGTCGGATAGGCTCCCAACAACCGTTGCAGCCGGTTTTATGAAAATATCGACTCCAAGCCCGCTTGTGTCTTTTTTGTCAAGGATGGTGTAATAAACATCGTCTATATCCCACCGCGTTCCAACAATCCGCGCCTTGCCGTCTGTTCTCAGGGGAACGGTTTCGGCAAACCACTTTTTGCTCTTTGCCCGGAGATTCATGGTTGCGGTGGTTTGGTCGTTTTCGATGTCGTCATAAATGATGTAATCGTAGTGCCCTGATGTCAGGTGCGTACCCACGCCAGCAGCGACGACGTTCGGCTCCTTAGCCCCAGGGCCGCGTCCTTTTAGAGTAAGGCTTTTCCCGGAAGCTGATTCCAATTTAGGAGACCACAACTCTTGAATTTCTGGAGTCTCTTCAAGCCATTTCCGTATCGAATGAAGCATATCCCTGGTTTTTTCAGACGAGGCATTGCAGATGAGGATTCGGGTCTTTATGTCCTTGCAAAGCAGCCAGACCGAAAAAGCTATTGTCCCTACCGTAGTCTTGTAGCTATCACGTGGAAGAAGCAACATGGTCATGCGTGAATCTGACGAATGCAGGTCACAGACGAATTTATGGATTTTTTCATCGAGCGCGATAAGATTGCCCTGTGCCGAGGGCACCTGCATATAAAGAATGTCATTGCAGAAATACCAGAAGTCAGACTCGGCTATTCTCCGCTTCAGCGCTTGCCGCGCTGCCGGGGAGACTTCGTCAAGCGCTTTCCGATACTTTTTTAATCGCTTGTCTCCGACGTTCAGTAAGCTCAAGGAATTTCTTTTCAGCCTCTTTCTCTGCTTTTGCCATGTTGATTTTCTTCGCCCCGGCCTCAACGCCGGAGAGCACCCGCGCGGCAGCCTCCACGATTTTCAGATTGTTCGCCATGCAAAGTTTTATGAGGTTTGCTTTCCCAAAGAGTCTTGACTTTTCATCTGAGTTGGTCGCAGCTTCCATTTGCTTCAGGAGCGCAACAATAAGTTCGATGCCGTGGTCATTGAAGATATAAAGCTCATCGAACTGTTCCAGCGAGTTTGCGAAAAACTGCTGAAGTTCAGGCGATAATTCGAGAAAACGGCTTTGAGAAGTCGCTTTTTCTGAACTGTCCACGTTCGCCATTTCTAATTCTTTCCCTGAAATCCGGTGCCGGAATTTTCTTGTGTTCAAGTTTCTTATTCAGTTCGCGCGCTTTCTGCTCGTAGTCGCCGGGGCTGGTAACTATCTTGCCGAGGAGCGGATTGTAATATGGGTAGTCTTGGATTTCTCGCGGGACATCTATCTTGTCGAGCTTTACGAGCTTGCCGTTCTTTCTCATGTAAAGGCCAGGCTCAAAAGACTTTTTCTTCCCGAAAATCCTTTCAATAGTTTCGGCATACGCCTTGTGGTCGTAAGGGCGCGGGCGCGCCCCCTTGCCCTGCTTCTTGTCAGCATAGAAGCGTTCAAGGTCACGGTCGTAGTCTTGTTCGTTTCTGAATTTGAACGCCACTATTTCGTTTTCCTCTTGTTCGCTTGTATGGCCCTGTGCATCGCAACAGCAGCTGCACGAGTCGAGAACGATTTGATGGCTTTGCCCTTGTTGGAGCCATGACAATGAACCACAGCCCACTTGGAACCGCGCTTCTTAATCATAACATCTCCCACAAAACCGGCAGATTTTGCCGGTGCCGCCGACGAACCGGCAGATTTTGCCGGTCAAATGGCTTATACTACATAAAAGTGGGAAAGTCAAGCATTAAATTATTTTTCCACAAAATTCCGAAAAAAAGTCTTGACTTTCGGGAAAGGTGTGATATGATGAAGGTATGAGACAATAAAGCAAGGAGGCAAAAATGCCGACGAGGGTGGTGGATGTAGCTCAAAGGGTTAGAGCGCTTGACTGTGGCTCAAAAGGTTGTGAGTTCAAATCTCATCGTCCACCCCAACAACTGCTGGCTTCAACGAAAGGAGCATGTGATATGCGTGACAAGCGAGGATACGTGAGATTGACCGGGAAGAAGAAGGGCGTGAAGATAAGCACGTGGCTTGAGAATGAGACATATAGGAAGATTCTTCTTATTGCCAAGAGCACGGGCAAGTCATCTTCAGCGGTAGTAAGAGAACATCTTGAAGAGGCAGTCCTGAAGCAGATTGTATAAGGCAAGGCGGCAAGAATGCCGCAAGGAGAATGCCATGAGAAGGTTCTTATTTATAATGTGGTTTTCAAAAGCGAAAATGGGAATGGCCTTTGTGCGATTCGGGGCGTGGTACGTCGAATGGATTTTCCGGGCGCCTCTTCCGTCCTTAATCAGATTTTTGTTGATAGTTCCAATGGTTAACCAGATGGAGAGGACTGCCAAGAATTACAAGGAAGCAATCGCAGTCTGCAAAGGGCTTTTGATGTAGTCGCAGGTTCGAATCCTGCTCGACCAGCCAAGAAAGGAAGGTGCAAAGTGACAATTACCAGAACACCGACACGCGCTACCGGCGGAGTGACTCCAGCAGAACTCGAACGGATGTACGCAATCAGGGACAAATGGATACGCATAGCGTTCGCGACGCTCGATAGTGTTAGTCCTGATAATGACGACAAAATCCGCGATGCAATCGAGCGTTTGTATCGCGCTGCAAATATTGCGAAACCGCGCGTGATAATTGTTGATTCGCCATATATCATGGCGTTGGCGTATCGTAAAGCGCTGGAAATGCTCTCGCAATTAAAGAGCGATGCCACAGGCAGGGAGTGGGGGCATGTGTACCAGGGCGGGAATATGTGGGCGGGATTCCTCGCATACGCGGAGGCGCTACGGGATGTTATAGGACTGACTGGGCTTGACTGTTGGGAAAAGTACCAGGCATGGGAGGATGCGGCAAAATGCAGCGGATTCAGAGTGATGCACGAAAAGTTTTGCATTGTCTCGCGCTTCCCTGTGGAGCTACACGTCGGCGAAAAAAAATTGCCGCACAACGATAATGGCCCATCGCACAGATGGCGAGATGGGTTCGAAATCTACACACTAAACGGCGTTCGTGTGCGCAAGGAAGTAGTCACGACGCCCCCCGAGCTGATGACTCGCGACTTTCTGATGAAGTATTTCATCGTTGAACAGAACGTCGATGTGCGGGCTCAAATTCTGAAAAAGCTTGGCGTTGAATTGTTTCTGTCGCGTATGGGCGGGACATTGATAGCGTCAGAGCCGCCAGTCTATGAGCTGTACAGCTTGGATTTGGGAGGAGAAACGCGTGCAGCAAAATATCTGAAAATGAAAAACCCATCGGTCGATTTGTGGCACGTGGAGCCTGTTGATGATGCGTGTACGACAATCGATGAAGCGCTGCATTCGCGGAAGCCGCACCGTTTGCGGGAAATCAAAGTACGCGATAACGGCGCTGATTGGTATCAGCAGGGAGATGTATGTATCTGGCCGCAGAACGCGAAGGCGATTAAACCGAGACCAAAAATTTTGACTTGAAAGGAGCAGACAATGGAAAAGAAGAAGCTGGAAAGGCCTATCCTGGCCGACGGTGAATTGACGGGGCACGTGCATGAACTGGCAGACCCGGAAGTTGAAGTTTATGAAGTGGATAATGGCACACGCGAGTTTACCATTGCAAATCCTACTCAGGTGACACACCAAGAACACGGCGCGGTTACGCTGCCAGCGGGTGCCTGGGCATCAGACCGCGTCGTCGAGTATGACCCGTTTAATGGGGAGCGAAAAGTGATGGATTAGTTGAGAAGGCGTCGGCTGATATGCGAGGACTGCCAGAAAGAAGTGGGTGCAAAATGACAACTGACGCCACGTATAACGCAACGCTCGCCGCAACGCGCGCCGCCACGCGCGCCGCAACGCTCGCCGCAACGTATAACGCAATGGACGCCGCCACGTATGATGCAACGTCCGACGCAACAGACGCCGCAACGCTCGACGCCACGCGCGCCGCAATGGACGACGCAACGTTCGCCGCAACGCTCGCCGCAACGTATAACGCAATGGACGCCGCCA